AGGTGAAAAATATATAGTCGCGGTTGGGCTATTAAATGGTCAACCTTATGAATTGTTCGGAGGACATGCAAATGGTTTTGATATTAAAAAATCAACAGTTGGGGAAATATCGAAAGTTAAAAGAGGACAATATAGTTTATCCATAGGAGAGTTGGTAATATCTGATTTTTCACAGCATTTCACACCACAAGAACAAACTATTTTTAGAATGGCATCAACTATGATGAGACATGGCATCCCCACTGAGTTTATAGTAGAACAAATGGTGAAAAGTTCTGATGATATGTTCAGTTTACCAAGTGCTATTGCAAGAGTTCTAAAAAAATATATTAAAGATGGACAACAAGTAATTGGATCATCATGCCCATCATGTGAAAGCGAGAATATTGTTTATTCTGAAGGTTGTAAAGTCTGTAAAGATTGCGGATACTCCGCTTGCTCATGAACATAGACAGGTGTATCTGTTATAATAGAACCTTCAAATCAATCAAAGAAGAATCTGAAATCAAAAACATATATTCATTATCAGAAATTAAAAAGACAATGAATATATGTAACAAGTGCTGCATGTGTAATCCCTACATAGACGAAATGTTTGAAACGGGACAAACAAAATTTGAAAGAATATTATGAATTGGAAAAAACAAAACAAATATAGAATGAATATAGATGAAGAACCACAAAATGTATCATTGGGACCGCTAATTATAAACACCGAACAGATGCAGGGATCATCATCAATTAGAACCATTGAGAATAAGATATATTTTTATGATGATATTTCTAACGAAACTGTTTTAGATTTAAATAAAACATTACTGGAAGTTGATTCGAAACTTCAAAACACCAAAAACATTTTAGGGGAGTCATTCGATCCTATAATTCACTTACATATCAAAACAGATGGGGGGGAAATATTTTCGGCAATATCCACATTGGATTTGATACCAACTCTTAAATCAAAGGTTTATACTTATATAGACGGGTGTGTTGCATCAGCGGGAACATTGATTAGTGTTGTTGGAGCGAAAAGATTCATGGGAAGAAATGCATATCTTTTAATTCACCAAATATCTGGGGATATGTATGGTAAGTTTTCTGAGATGGAAGATCAGATGGAGAACTCAACTAATTTAATGAAGTTTATAAAAAATATATATAAACAAAATACTAAAATTCCTATGAAGCGTTTGGATGAATTATTAAAGCGTGACCTATGGATGGACTCTAGAGAATGTCTAGAGAATGGAATTATTGATGTTATACAGTAGGAATATCTTCCTCATCTGATGCAACTTGCGCGTATTTCCTCTCGTGAACTTGTGGTAACGATTGTGTGATTGAATTGTGTGTATTGATACCTTCATCCATTGCAAATTTTCTAACGTCTTTATTGGCTTTGGTTAGTCTCATTGGTGGACCATGGTGATGGTGACTATGGGGATACGATATTATTAAATCTTCTCTATCTATCGCATAAACGGGGTAGAACACATCACCAATTTGGGCTTCTCCTATTAATAGTTTTCGGTCTTCATCAGTAGCAAATCTAGACGCAACAATAGTGTCTTCGGTTTCATGCACCTCTAACGGGGCTGTTATATGATGACAGTATAATTCTCCTTCAGCGTATAGCCCCCCACCCACAGCCACGTTACCCCTAACCCCAAGAGAGCACTCCACATATACTTGTCTATTGGTTCGTAGTGTTATTGATTTTAGTGATTCTAATTCAATCGATGATTCAGACCCAATCTGAACCCCATGTCTAGCGTTTATATGTATTTTCGCCGCCCCAATTTTAAAAGACGACCCTCCAAGTTCGATGGTACCTGTTGTTTTTAAATTGATACCACCAGACCCCACATTTCTCGAATATCTATTACCAACAATTTTGTCGTCATTTCCACATGGAAATGTTGAAGAGTTGTCAAGTTCTTCTACCATTGGTACATAGTCATGATTAGTGAATATTCCCTTTTTGGAAACAACCATTTCTAATGGTTGACTTCTACCTTTATCATCGATCCTTAATGATGGGAAATCATTAAATAAAACCCCAACCTGTTCAAATTTATGTCGTTTGATAAAGTCTATAGTATCCCCACCCATACCCATTTTTTCCTCTATTGGGTTTAACGGGTCTTGGGCATCTATCAATTTTTGGTCGATTTGTTGTGCCTCTGAATTAACATTCCATGATCCTTCTTCGGTAGCTGCACTTTTTTCTGGTGGAAATTCCATCACACCGGGAGCTTTTGACCCTTTCTCACCTGCGGCATCTACTATGTCCTTAATTGTCAATCGTCTGGATTCTGCGGGTGTTGGTGAATCTGGTAATACAACAGTTGCATAAGTTACAACATCGTCCCTATTATGTAATCTAAGTGGTATTTTTCTTCGGTCCTCGTTTATATATGTTTGGTATCCTTTGAATTCATTCTCCACAGTAAATATATTATTTTTAAGTGTTGGATTTGGTGCTCGTTCCCCCCCTAAAGACGTTTTCGGTCCATTTGGAATAGCTTCTATACCACCACGTAGTATTTTAAATTCACTATTTACCAATACAACCATATTTTTGTATATTTCTTTCCATTGCTCATAGGCTTTAAATTCATCGTCTTTTATAAATCCTTTCAATGAAAAGCTGGTTTCTCCGGTTCTTAGAACTGTATCTTTAAATATAAATTCGCTTTTACTACCACCAACAGTTGAAAATTCATCATTTATTGTATAGGTTTGTTTGTTGTTTGTTGCAAGTTCGGAAGTGGCAATATTAGTCATATTGATATTGGACCCACTCCTATGAGATATTTTTATTTTTTCTCGTTCTGTGGTATTATCAATATCTATTGAACCGCCTCTCTGATTCAGAATGAATCTATTTCTATATATTAAACTCATAATTCAGTTCTCGAAATTGTTTGGGGTGTTGGGACTTATCATATTGGTATTGTCGGTATTATTGATAGGAGAAATGCTTCTAAGGTCTTGCATGGTTCCAAAATAAACGGGAAAGTTTAAATCTCCTTCATAATGGAATACCCACACTTTGGCACCAACTTCGGGTATTCCAAATACTCCCTTTGCGTTGTTCACATGTTTAGAAGAACTATATCCATATGAATATGTATTAGTCTTCACTGTATAATTCTTTACTTGATCGTGAAACGGATCAAATATCATAGTTTCTTCAAACTCAAACAAATATGCGGGGGAGAATGAACCCGAATTTTTGTCTGGGGGTGTGGTTTCATTTTTATCAAACCCCTCCTTGTAATTGCAATCAGTTATTATAGATTTTTCTTCACTTTTAACATACCTAAAGTTTCCAGATTCCCCCAATATTGGATAACATGGTTCCGCCCATGGAATATATTTACATATTTCTTCAAATATTTGGGTATCCCCCCAATCACCTTCACCTTTATTTACATTGGACCCTATGGCTTTTAATATAAATGTATCATAACTCTCCAACCATTCATCATATGGCTGATTTGAAATTTCAGGTATATATACCTTCACCCTATTAAGTTTTTCGGGATCGTTATTTTTAACGACAATACCTCTATAAAAAGAGTTATCAACTCTGCGGTATTCTTCACCAGATGAGGAACCTCTTACAAACATGTATTATTATTTAACAACCAATCCAAATAAAGAAACACATCAGAAACTAATCTGATGTGTTTAAATATTAAAAAATGGACAGAAAGTGTCTATTTATGCATATCCTAGCAATCTCAAGCGGAGACGATTAGGATTCAATACATCCTTGGTCGCTGTAATCGCAGATGTTGGAACTGTGGTTGTTGTGGATAACCACGGGAACACAGTGTAGTTCTTTGGTTCGACTTTAACCACTGCTAAGTTTGAAGCATTTAAAAGAGACGGGACTAGGAATACCGACCCTTCAACATTAACGCTGACCAACGGTTCATACGCAGATAATTTAAAAGTTGAGAGTTGATTTGATTCGACAGAAAGAGTTACTGGATTGAATGCAATACCAACATCATTTGTCGATAAGGAAACTACAATAACATTCTGTGTTGTAAATACAACATTGTTACCAGATAAGAAAGATACTCCGACACCAGAGAGAGAAGTTCCAATTAAATTAGGATATCCTGTTTTTTGAGCGGACAGAAGGTTGTTAGAGAATGTATAAGCCATATTATTATTTAGTTATTTCCATAAAATTTTCCAATAAAAAACCGGAGGTTCTTCGGTACCTCCGGTTTTTGTTTGATTTATTTGCTTTACTATGGTAGTAAGTCGTTCACTTCTAACAAGTTAGAGGTAGACCGATGTACTTCCGGGAGTGAAGGCAACACCAAGTCCCTTAACGATTATTAAATGATAATAAAGATTGGCACCAAATATGTTGTTAACGATACCGTAACGGGTCATAAGACCAACGCGAGGGGTGAAGTTAATCGGATCAATGGCACGTTGTACCATGATTGGGATATAAGGGCAATAGATAATACCAGTATCATAATATTCAGAACCTTTATAACCCATCAACGCATATTCCACAGGCTCGGTACGAGTTGGTGTGTAATAGTTTTGGTTTGGATAGTAAGTGGTATTCTGAACTTCAGTTCTTGTATCACGATAGACGGTGAAGCGAGATCCAACGGTTCCTACCTTTGCGATACCAACACCAGCAGTCGAGACTGTGCCATTGATTTCGTAAACTTTGAAATCAGGAAGCATTTCGAGAATGCTGCAAACGCGAGGAGTGGCGATAATGAAATTAGCGGCACCTCTACGGTTACGAGCAGCCATACGGCCAGCTTCGATGATAAGTTTTTGATAGAATGTAAGATTTCTTTCAGCGGTCCAACGACCATCTGCACTAACCGGACTCCAGAAGGAGTATCCAGCCCCATAACCTGCGTTGAACGCGGCTTGCAACATACGCATAACAACTTCACGGTCGATTTCGGCTTGAATTTCATAAGACATTGCATTAGTAAGCTCGCCATCGATGTCGATGCCTTGCATATTTTTAATATCTTGTTCAAGTTCAATACTCCAACGTGTAGCTAATCTACGAGTCCCAGCCTCAACAGAGGTTTTTTCGAATTTCATCTCGATTTGAGGAATGCGTCCGGTAGCTTCATAGTTCTCAAGCAATTGGGCAACGCCACGATCTTGATTAGCAAAAAGCCATTCGGCATGTCCAGACAATGCATCAGATGAAACACCAGTGAAACGAGTATCAAGTAATTGATAACCGAGTTCATTGGCAACACCATCAGTATTACCTGTATAACCTAATCCGGGATTGGTTCCTTTGGTTCCAGCAGTTTTACCAACACCATCAACATCGCTGAGAAAATCAGATTGATATTGATAACGAAGGGCAAAAGCCAAACCGACAGGTCCACCCATAGGTTGAACACCGCAAATCTCATTAGAGATTAATTCGGGGAAAGTACGTCTGATCATAGGAATGAGGATCTTAGGAAGTCTGGAATCACCAGCAGCATAATTGTCGCCATTGACCATAGCACCGGGGCCTGAACCCGCAGCGGTAGTCGCGCCAAAAATACCAGCAGATGTACCGGCTTCTTCTAAGCACCATCTCTCTTGGTTTTCCATAAGAATGGCAGTTGTACGATAAACGTGTTCGTTTTGGATCTCACTCACATCTTTCGAGGAGTAGTCCAAAATGTCTTTCCATTTAGCGACAATCGCATTTACATTCTTTGGGTCAATACTTTGAGGAATTTTCATATGATAGTTTTCTTTCTATATATTAGTTCAGGTCTTGCGACCTCATAGTTCTTGGTGAAATTATTTTTGTCCTTTCCCACGGGAAAGAGCATCAAGGTAATCTTTCTTAAGACTGTTATTATTTACCTTTTCTTCTATAACTTTTTCAGTTTTAGGAGTTGGTAACACATCGGGCTTGACGGATCTATTGTTCATAGCCTCTTCTTTTAGAGTTTGTAACTTGAATTTTTCCTGTTTATCGAACAAGCGAACTGTATAGTCAAAGTTTTCTTCGATGAACTTTTGCGATTTATCGGAAAGTGCTTTACGAATAAAGTTCTTCTTGGTTTCCGGGAACTTGGAAGTCTTGGTCTCTAAGAGAGAAATAACTTCGGTTTTCTGATTCTGTTCATATAGTGCTTTGAACTGTTTCTTCAATTCAGCATTTTCCTGTTCGAGTTTTTTGATAGTGTCACCACCTTCGATGACAGCTTCTTGAACGGATTCTTTCATCATAACGGAATCAACGGCTAAAACTTTTTGAAGATTTTTGAGAACATTGAATGCTGATTTGTTTTTAACAGCTTGTGCAAGATCTTCTTGATTTACTGTTTCTTTCAAGAATTCATCAAGATAAGCACTAACCGATTCAATCAACATCTTTTTAAATTTCTTAGCCTCAACCTTTGAGTCTTTTTCATACATCTTGACAATTTTGACAAGTTTAGATGCATTGGAATTATCCACGGCTTCTATAACTCTTTTAAGTTTTTTTGCTCTGTCTTTATCTAAAGTATCGATAAGTGTTTCCAACTTGGAAGCGTAGATATCGTCTTGTTCGGTGAGTGCGGCAACAACAGTTAATTCGACTTTGTCATTGAACGCTTCTTCAATTGCATTAAGAGTCTCATCGGTCAGAACTTTCTGAACGTCTTCTGTGAATAGATTCTTTAAATTTTTCTTCATATTATTTGAATAACGGGGTTGTAAGTTCTTGTTCAATTTTTGATTGAAGTTTAGACTCTACCGCTTGCTTAATATATTTATCTGCATCGGCATAGTTTTTTGTAAAAATAGCATCAATAAACTTCGCTATATTAGCAGATTCTCTTAAATGTGGATTTTTTGTATAATCCATTCGACCATTAAGATCTCTCCACGCTTTTAAAAATGCTTTCTGTTTATCGGAATCTAAATTTTCGTATCTTATATTTTTACCTCTTAATGATGCGACAAACTCATTTAAATCCAATCCCTGTCTTACGGCATCTTGCATGAGTGGAAATAACTTAGTGATAAAATCATTTGGATGAGCATTAACTGGATTTGTGAATGATTCATCAAAAGTTTCTTTCCTATCATAAGAACCTTTACCCCTTTTCGGAGATTCGACTTTAGTGGCAGGAGCGAATTTCTTGCGTTCTTTAACTTCTGGACCCTTGAATGTTGCTTTACCTGTTTTTTTCATTTGTTTGGAAATTGATTG